CTAAATACACAATACAAGGCCCTCCAATAACATCAATACCAAAATCAGACGATTTAAGTTCAAAGCAAGGTAAGTATTTATCAAAACTTAAAAAACTACAATCAGAATTTGGATTGAGTGATTCGGATAATGTTGCAGACTACCATCAAAGTTGGTGGGATTGGTGGATTACATCAAACGCACCTATTAAGGTTGACAAAATTACAAAAGAAGCATTAATTAGAAGATGGGCATTTGGTGATAAAGGATTTAGATTAAATACAATATTAAATTTAGAATTACAAAAATGGGCAACTACAAATGATAAAGTAAATGTTGCAAAACAACAAAAAGACAATATCAAACCATTTGAAGAAATATTTTTAGGTGTAGGTGCAGATGTTTTAGAATTTGTTGGTAGTGTATTAACCATTCACCCTGAAAAAGCAATTAGAGCAATGAAACAAAAATTTGTATCGGTTGCATCTCAAGTAAGAAGTGGTGGTGACCCATCTAAAATATCTAAATTAAAACAAGAATTATCAAGATTAAACTCATTGGGTGGAATAGATAAAATTGTAGCAAGTGAAGGAATTGTTTTCTTTTATGGTGGAAAAACATATAAGTTAACAGGTACATTTGCACCACTAAATCAGATACTTGGTATTTTTTACTCTTAATTTGATATATATTATAATAATAAACAGTTACAAAAAGGAAGATTAGTATGGCAAAAAGAAAAAGTTTTGATGAGAAAAACAAAAACATTCACAAATCTCGTAAACTAATTATAGATACGGTATTTGGAAGAGAAGATAATACTCAAAGAGTATTTGGTTATGATGGTGAAGTAAAAGAAAAAAGAGAAGTAGGAGATAGATGGACTGACAATGATGGTAAAGAGTGGGAACAAAAAGAAGGATTTGTTTCATCAGTTACTCAAATGGATGATGTTAGAGAATTTTTACAAAAAATGAACACATGCCACGGAGTAGATTGTAAAACCGATAAGTATAGTTATCCAGATAAAAAATTAATTCGTAAAACCGGATTATGCATACTTTGTTTAGCTAAACAAGAAAGAAAACTTCAAGAGGATGGCACATACGCATTTTATGAAGATTATAAAATAACTCTTAATAAATTGGGATTTGTTAGAGATACAAAAGCACAATATGAAGAAGCTTTGTTAGGTATTAAACAACAAATAGAACAAGTTACGGAAGATGGTAGAGTTGAAAAATGGACATGGGATATTGATATTGAAAAAGTAAAAACGGATTTGAAAAAAGACATCGATGGAGCATATGAGGCCATTGAATTATTAATAGAAAGAAAAAGATTATTAGAAGAAAAATTGGTTGAGTTAAATCATCCAGAATTGATTAAAAAATAAAATATGAAAAAATTATTAAATTTAAAAAACATTGCAATAGCATTATTAATTGTAATAGTAGTTTTCCAACAATGTGGTGGAAACAAAACAAAAACAGGCGAAATTGTAAAAGTAGATGGTAAAAAGTATGAACTTATTAAGCATGAAATTGATACATTCGAAATAGTTAAAACAAAAGTAGTAACTAAAAAGGGTGAAGATATTTATCATGAAACAATTAAGGAAGTAATTATCCCTACAATCGTAGATACACAAGCTTTATTACAAGACTACTTTGCAAAGAACATTTATAAAGATACATTACAATTACCAGATAGTTTAGGAACTGTATCTTTGATTGATACTATCACTCAAAACAAAATATTGGGTAGAACTTTCAATGCAAGTGTTAAACAAAGAGTTATTAAAGAAACTACAATTGTAAAAGAATTACCTAAAACGCAAGTATATTACGGATTTACAGGTGGGTTTAATAAAGTAGATGTGGTTTCAAGTATTGGTGCAGGTGCATTGATTAAAACTAAAAAAGATAAAATATATCAATTGGGTATAGGAGTTGTTAATAAAGTAGGAAGTGATGGAACCAATGGTATATTATCTCCTTTTATTAATGGTGGTGTATATTGGAAGATTAAATTTAAAAAATAATGGGAGTTCAAGGGCAACCTAAGAAAACATTAAAAGAAATAATAGCTGAAGAATATCGTAAATGTGCGTTAGACCCCATTTACTTTATGAAGAAGTATTGTATTATACAACACCCGGTGAGAGGAAAAATACCCTTTCACCTTTATCCTTTTCAGGAACAATGCTTAACCGATTTCAAAGATAATCGTTTTAATATTATTCTTAAATCACGCCAGTTGGGTCTATCGACCTTATCTGCAGGGTTTATTTTGTGGAAGATGTTATTCAACCAAGATTATAATGCATTGGTAATCGCAACCAAAGTGACTGTAGCGAAGAATCTGGTAGAGAAAGTAAGAGTTATGCACGACTTACTTCCCGTTTGGTTAAGAGATGGTGGTAGTAGTTCGGTAGAAGATAATAAACTTTCCCTTAAATTAAAAAATGGTTCACAAGTAAAAGCAATCGCAAGTTCTCCAGATGCAGGTCGTTCGGAAGCCTTATCACTATTAATTGTTGACGAAGCTGCATTTATTAGAGATATTGATGAAATTTGGTTATCAGCACAATCAACTCTATCAACAGGTGGTAATGCAATCGTATTATCTACTCCAAATGGTGTGGGTAACTGGTTCCATAAAATGTGGGTAGAAGGTGAAAGTGGTGCAAACGGATTTAATTGTATTAATTTGCATTGGACAGTACATCCAGAAAGAAATCAGGCATGGAGAGATGAACAAACCCGTATCTTAGGAGTAAAGGGTTCATCACAAGAATGTGATTGTGACTTTGTTGGTTCAGGGGATACGGTAATCGAACCGGCACTACTAACGTGGTATAAAGACACATATGTTATGGACCCGATTGAAAGAGCGGGGTTTGACGGCAATTATTGGAAATGGGAACATCCAAATTATAATAGAGCGTATATGGTGGTTGCCGATGTCGCTAGAGGTGATGGAGCCGATTATTCTACATTTCAAATTATTGATATTGAAGATAGTTCACAAGTTGCAGAATATAGAGGAAAAATTGAGACAAGAGATTTTGGATATTTTTTAGTAGCAGTTGCAACCGAATGGAATAATGCACTTTTAGTAGTGGAGAATTCAAATGTTGGTTGGGCAACTATTCAGGCAGTTATTGATAGAGGATATGGAAATTTATTCTATATGAGTAATGACTTAAAGTATATAGATGTTGAAAAACAAATGTCTAACAAATATTATAGAGATGAAAAGCAAATGGTTGCAGGATTTTCTACCACAACTAAAACTAGACCACTTATCATTTCAGCGTTAGATACCTATATGACAAGTAAAGATATATTAATTCGTTCACAAAGACTTATAGATGAATTATTTACATTTATTTGGAATAATGGTAGAGCTGAAGCTATGAAAGGATATAATGATGATTTGACAATGGCAATGGCAATCGGACTATGGGTTCGTAATACTGCACTTCGTTTAAAGCAAGAAGGTATTGATTTAACAAAGAATATGTTGAACTCAACTCAAATAAATAAATACGAAGGATTGATAACAACAAACCACCTTAAACAAAATCCGTATGAAATGGATTTGGGTAAAGGCCAGATTGAAAACTTAACTTGGTTACTTAAGTAATTTTTTTATATTTATATAGTGAAACTATTCTAAATGAACGAAGACTTAAATAAGTGGTTTAAAGAAAAATGGGTAAACATCGGAAAAAAAGTCGATGGTAAACACCCACCATGTGGAACTTCGGGAGAAAAAAGAGGTTATGCAAAATGTGTTCCTGCAGCAAAAGCAGCCGGAATGAGTAAAAAAGAAAAGGAAAGTGCAACTCAAAGAAAAAGAGCAGCACAAAATGATGCAGGTAGAGGTGGTAAAGATAGTAGTGGACAGGGTAAAAAACCAATAAATGTTTCTACTAAACCAAAAAATGAAGATTGGAGTAAAAAATATAAAAGTAGTATAGATTGTAATAATCCAAAAGGTTTCTCTCAAAAAGCACATTGTCAAGGAAAGAAAAAAAATGAAAATATGAATATAGAAGAAAGACTAAATTTATTTTTAGAAAAGAATTGTCCAACTGACCCAGGTAAGTGGTCTGCATCTAAATCAGCAGCAAAATCTAAATTTGATGTATATCCATCTGCATACGCAAACGGATGGGCTGCAAAAAATTATAAAGCTAAAGGTGGTGGATGGAAAACATGTAGTGAAAATGTAGTAAGTGAAGCAACGGGTAGAGAAGCAAAAGAAATTGCTAAATTGACGGGTACACGTGATAGTATAGTGCAAAAATTCATAGATGATTTTAATTTGAATGCTAAAAACCTTTTTAACTTTATAGCTAAAGGAAAAGAAAAAGTTAGAAAAGATTTCGCAACCGCAATGTCAGGAAGACCTGGTAATAAATATCAAGGTGATTTTGTAGGTATGTTTGGTGAAAGTATATTAAACGAAGCTTGTTGGGATGGATATAAACAAGTTGGTGGTAAAATGAAAAATGGTAAAATGGTTCCAAATTGTGTTCCTATAAGTGAAGATATTGATAGTGATGATGATGTGAATTATGGTTTAGTTGAACCTGAAGAATACGATGTAGAAGATGAGGATATGGTAGATTTTATTTCTTTTATGAGAAGTTATAGTAAACAATTATCAGAAGCCAATTGTGGTTGTGTTTATGAAGCAGAGTATCAAGGTAGAGATGTTAAGTTGGGTAAACCAATGCAAGGTGATGTTAAGAAATTTAAAGTATATGTAAAGAATCCTGCAGGAAATATTGTTAAAGTAAACTTTGGCCAAAAAGGAATGAAAATTAGAAAATCAAACCCTGCTGCCAGAAAATCATTTAGAGCAAGAATGAATTGTGATAGTCCAGGCCCAAGACATAAAGCAAACTATTGGTCTTGTAGAAAATGGTAAATTTGGAAATGTAAAAAATTTTCCATATATTTAGAAAAATAGAATTATATTAAAATGGCAGACAAAACAATATTCGGTAGGTTACAAAAATTATTTTCAACAAGTACAATTGTTCGTAAAACACAAGACGGAGTTAAAGTCGTAGATACCGATGAGTATCAAAATATGACTACTAACCTCGTTGACAGGTTTATGAAAATGCGTGTTACCAATTATGGTACAGGACAAATGGAATCTTCGATGGCATATCAGCAAGTTAGAATTGACTTGTTTAGAGATTACGATTCAATGGACATGGACCCGATTCTACATTCCGCATTAAATACATACGCAGATGAAACTTCGGCTAGAAATGAAATGGGTAATGTATTAAAAATTCATCACGAAGATGATAACATCAAACAAATTTTAGAAAACTTATTTTACGATATTCTTAATGTAGAATTCAACTTATGGCCTTGGACAAGAAACTTGGTTAAATATGGTGATTTTTATTTACAATTAGAAATGGCGGAAAATATTGGTATTGTTAATGTACTTCCAATGTCTACCTATGAAATGAGTAGAATTGAAGGATTTGACCAAGAAAATCCACAAAGAGTTAAATTTGTATACGCACCATATCAAAACCCTTACAATGCAGTAGGACAAACGGCAAAGAAAGAATATGAGAACTATGAAATTGCTCACTTCCGTTTAAATAACGATTCTAACTTTTTACCTTATGGTAAATCTATGTTAGAAGGTGGTAGAAGAGTTTGGAAACAATTAATGTTGATGGAAGATGCAATGTTAATTCATAGAGTAATGAGAGCTCCTGAAAAGAGAATCTTTAAAGTAGATGTTGGTAATATTCCACCAAATGAAGTAGATAACTACATGCAAAAAATTATAAATGGTTCTAAAAAAGTTCCATTTATAGATGAAAGAACAGGTGAGTACAATTTGAAATACAATATGCAAAATTTAATTGAAGATTATTATATGCCAGTACGTGGTAGTGATAATGGTACTTCAATTGATACTTTGAAAGGATTAGAATATAATATGACCGATGACCTTAACTACTTAAAAGGTAAGTTGATGGCAGCATTGCAAATTCCAAAAGCATATTTAGGATACGAAGAAGATACTAATGGTAAAGCAACTCTTGCAGCAATAGATGTTAGATTTGCAAAAACAATTGAAAGAATACAAAGAGTCATCATCTCCGAATTTACAAAAATTGCAATAGTACATTTATATTCACAAGGTATTGATGACGATAGATTGACCAATTTTACATTAGAATTGACTATTCCATCAAAGATATATGAACAAGAAAAAATTGAATTGTATACTTCAAAGGTGGCATTGATTACACAAATGCAACAAACCAAAATGTTCTCTAAAGAGTGGATGTATCAGGCTATTATGGGATTAGCTAAAGATGAGCAAGATGATTTGACATTACAAGTATTAGATGATACAAAACAACAATTCCGTTTAACATCAATAGAAACACAAGGTGTTGACCCTGCAAAGGAAACTGGTACCAATGGCCCTACGAATATAGAAGAAGAATTGGATAGGTTAAAAACAGAATTAGAAGAAGATAATGTAGGTAGACCAAAAGACCCTGTTAGATATGGACACGATGACCATCCAGACGGCAGAGACCCATTGGGAATAAAAACTCTTAAATCAAAAGAAGGCTCCGTTAAAAAATACGTTCCAAAAAATTCATATTTAGAGATATTTAAAGATATGAATGGGAATAAAAAAAAGATTTTAACAGAGAATTTAGATAAAGAGTAGTATTCTCATAGAAAAATATATTTATATCTGACAAATTATACAAATTGATGAAAAAAATAAAACATTCAAAGTTTAAAAATACTGGATTTATATTTGAATTACTAGTAAGACAAATTACTTCGGAAATTATGTCTGCTAATAAATCAATAGCTGAAAAAATTTTAAAAGAACATTTTAATTCAAAAAAAGAATTATCAAAAGAATTGAAATTATATCAATATCTTATTAATGAAAAATATAATTCAGAAAGTAAAGCTGAACAATTCATCAATACAATATTAGAAGCTCGTAAAAGATTAGATGAAACTAAACTGACAAGAGAAAAATATAATCTTGTAAAAGAAATTAAACAAACATATAACTTGGATGAATTCATTAAATCTCCAATTTCTAATTATAAAACATTAGCAAGTATTTATAAAATATTTGAAACAGTTACAAATGACGAACAATATGACCCAACGGATGTAGTTTCATCTCGTTTCACTATTGCAGAAAATATTATCAATTCTTCTATCCAAAATAAAGATATAAAACTTAAAGATGCAGTTTTAGAAGAATATAGAAAACAAGATGATGATTTAAGAGCAGTTTCTTATAAATTATTAGTTGAATCATTTAATAACAAATATAGTAATCTTACAAATGACCAAAAAGGTTTATTAAGAGAATATATTAATAATATCAATAATACTGGTAAATTAAATGAATATGTTTCAAATGAGGTAACTAAATTAGTGGAAGGATTAAAGGAAGTGGGTTCTAAAATTTCTGACAAAGTTACAAAAATAAAATTAGCAGAAACAATTGCAAATATTAGAAAAATTAAATCCGTTAAAAAGATTAAAGAACAACATTTATCGGCAATGATGATGACATATGAATTATTAAAAGAATTAAAAGAATCAATTAAAAAATAAAAAATGGTAAATTATAGAATATTTAACGCAAAAGAATTTGTAGCAGCAGGAGCTGGTACATCCGGTTCATTAGAAAATGCATGGGGTGTAATGAGAGGTTCGGCAGTTTGTTCAGGTTCAGTAACATTGGAAGGATTTGTAACTCCGTCAGGTTCAACACCGGCTAGTACTCGTTCTACATTGAAATTGGAATCACTAATACAAGGCGAACCTATTCCTTGTTATATTAGAAGTATTACGGTAACATCTGGAACAGCATATCTATTAGCTTAAAATTAAACGGAGAATAAAATGTCAGAAGTATTAAAAACAGAACAACTTAATAAAATAAGAGAAATCGTTCGTAAGATGGTGAGAGAAAGAATGATTGATGAAATGAATACAACCGATAGTGTAGAAGGATATAATACTCCATTTGCATTTAGTGGTAAAGATGGTGAAAAGAAAAAAGCAAAAAGACAAGCAGACCTTACAGGATATACTCCAGTTAACGAAAATAGATGGTTAGCATTAAAACAAGATGAATCAACTGCACAAGCTAAAATTGGTAGAGGTATATCTAACATCAATAAACAATTGAGAGAAATGGAAAGATTTCTTAATTGGTATGGTAAGATTAAAAATGAAAGTGGTGTTAGTAACAAATCTTATTGGAAAAGGACGAATAGTCATATTTATAGTATACAAGAGAGATTATTAAAATTAGACCAAAAAATCAGACAAATATCAGAATAATGAAACATACAGAATTAAAAGAACTTATTAGACAAGTAGTTAAAGAAGAAAGTGA